TTGAATTAAGTTTCAATTTTTGTTCACACTCCTGCCATTACTGACCGGACTGCTTTGCTAACCTAAACAGTCCCGATCGCCGTGCGGACATAAAAGCCACCATTAACCTGTTGTCGAGTTATCGGGAACGGGAGACGTATTTGGCTAGATTGTTGCAGGAGGGTTACCCCGTGTTGGCGAGTAACCGGGTGGACCCCTTTGCGGCCAGCAATTGGCGACAGGTGTTGCCGGTGCTGGAAATGATGGACGGGGCTGGGATACCCGTTAGCTTTCAGACCAAGGGAGGCAGGGGCATTGATGAAGTGTTGGACTATGCTTCCCCGTCTGTTTGGTATTTGTCCATTGCCATGTGGGACGACGATCGCCGGAAGGGAATAGAACCCGGTGCCCCTAGTATTGAGTCCCGGCTGGAGTTAATCAGCAAGCTACGGGAAAAAGGACATGAGGTGATCATTGGCGTTAACCCCTACGAACCAGAATGGTTTGCCCCAGGGGAAGAGGAAAGACTACTCCAGGAATTTGCCGACCGGGGGGTGTGGGGTATCTGGTGCGAATTACTCCACCTCAACAAAAACCAACTAGCCCGCATCCCAGAGAAAGGACAAACGGCGATCGGTGCTGATGTGGTGTTTGATGCACTCCGCAAGAAACACGTCCCCGACAAGGTGAAGTCGTTGGAGAACTTCCGGGCTATGGCCATGGACAAGGGGCTGGAGGTTCACACCATTGGACAGGGGCACCATTCCCGCTTCTGGGAACCGTTCAATAGGTGCTATGACAAGCTTTTCCCCACTAACCAGGGCTTCATTAATTACTGCTATGAGTTAGACCTGGACGACTACACCTTAATTTCCTTCCGGGACTACGCCAATTACATGATTCCCCGCCTACCCGGTGGCGTTAACCGGATTGGCGACTACGTGCGGGTGGCTGTCAAGGATATGCGGACTACCCGTGCCTTGATGGACTCCCGTTACCAGACCTTTGACTCCATTTTGCAGATGGGGTGGATAGAACCCAATTGCCGCTATAACCCTTCTCAGTGGTGGTGCTTTTCCTATGCCATGTATGACGGCAAGCCCATTGTGGACGATGACGACGAATTGCCCATGATGGTCTTCCGGCGATCGCCGTTCACAGAAACCTTTGTCGAACTTGGTTGAAGGCGATCGCTACCACGTTACCCCGTCGGGTAATGCGGTTAAGCTTATCTAATGAAGTAGAACCTGGGGCAAAATTATGACAAACCAAGATACCGCCTACTTATTGATTGGAGGCTCAATGCACCTAAAAACCATTAACCTGCCAGTGATAGGCCCTTACATTAAAATCCCACAAGCAGTCGGGGAGATTGATTTTTGTGCCCCTGGATCTGAGAAGGTTTGGCATGAAGAGGACTTGGTACTTCCATTTGAAGGATACTGGGCTTGTGAACTTTTTATTCCTGCCCTTGGGAATAAAACCGTGACTTGTTACATCGCAGAAGGCTATGACAAAAAGCAAGCCTGCTTGGACGTTGATAGCTATTACAATCACCTTGCCCTATCTAGCACCGATCGCCGGGAATTAAATTAAACGGCTAGAATAGTTTCAGGTCAGTGACCCATTCAATCCGTAGGCTGTGCCAAGGAGTAGTTACCTTTAGCCCACGGAGGGCAAGAATATGACCGTGAGATTGGCAGATATTATCGTCCCTGATATTTGGGACCCCTACATTTCCGAACGTTCCACTTATAAAAACCAGTTCATTTCTTCCGGCATTATCCAAAGTGTGCCCAACCTTCAAGGCATTAGCGAAGGTGGTCACTTTGTAAACGTCCCTTTCTGGGTAGCCAACCTAGATGGTGACTTGGAAGTAATGACCGACACCACTAGCTTTACTCCTGGTAAATTAACCGCTGACTCCCAAGTGGGTGTGGTCCTCCACCGTGGTCGTGCCTGGGCATCCCGTGACCTCGCCGCACTAGCCGCTGGTTCCGACCCCATGGCGGCGATCGGTGAACGAGTCTCTGACTACATCGCCAACCAACAGCAGAAAGAACTACTGAAAATCCTAGAAGGTGCCTTCGGTGGGCTGGCTTCCAACACTGGTGCCGCCCTAGAAGACCTCTCCTATATCCCTGGCTCTGGTGCCCTGACCGCTGGCGTTGTGGCTAAGATGCGCTCCTTACTCGGCGATCATGGCGACAAGTTGACCGCTTTAGCCATTCACTCCGCTGTTTACTACGACCTCCAGGAACGCAAACTGGTGGACTTCGTGAAAACTGGCGACGTTGCTGGGGTGCCTGTCAGTAGCTTTACTGGCGGTTCCTACCAAGCCGCATTCGGTGGCCCTGGTTCCGAAAATGTGCCCCATTTCTGTGGTCTGCGCCTAGTGGTGGATGACGACATCACCAACGACGGTACTAACTACGCTGTCTATGGCTTTACTGGTGGCTCCATCGGTCAGGCTGAGCAACAAGGACAACGGACTGAAACCGACCGGGATATTCTCGCCAAGGAAGATGCCATGGCGATCGATATGCACTGGCTCTATCACCCCATGGGTCTGTCCTGGGTGAGCCAAAACATCATCAACCCCACCCGTGCCCAATTGGCCACCATTGGCAACTGGTCCAAAGTTTATCAGACGAAAAACATTGGGATTGTCCGTGCCACCGTTGTTTCCAACTTCTAGGAGTAGTCATGCCCTCTTTATTTGACCTACAGGAACCGTTAAGTCAGTTCACTGCCGTTTCCACTAAAAGTGTGGCCGGCACCCTCACCGCACCGGAAGTGATCGCCGGGTTGATTCTTTCTGCCCCTGCCTCCGGTGTTACCCTCAATTCCCCCACCGCTACGGCGATCGCCGACGCTTTGAAAGCGGCTAAGCCTGGCACTGCGTTTGACTTCACCATCCGTAATACCGGGGGTGGCAACTTTGCTGTCACCTTTGCTGCTGGGGATGGGGTGACCATTACCGGCACCGCTACGGTAGCCAGTGGTAAGGTCGGTGCTTTCCGTGGTGTGGTGACTGCCACTGCCACCCCGGCTGTGACCTTCTACCGAGTTGGTACGAGCGATATCTAATGGGACTATTTGCATTCAACAGACAACGGCGGCGACAGGCGATGGTGGAAACTCCTAAGCCTGTAGTCCCCGCTAACGAGGGAAAACCCGATGGTTTTAGTCCTAAGCGCAACAGTAGGGGGAGCAAGCAGCAACTCCTATCTGACCCTGAGTGAAGCCCAGGCGATCATTGACTCGTTAATGCTTAATGAGGAAGTGACCACTTGGGATGATGCGGATGTGGATGTCCAGAACCGTGCTTTGGTCACCGCCGCATGGCGCATCGACCGGGAGCGATTCTTTGGTAACCGGACATCCAACACCCAGGCATTGCAGTGGCCCAGGGTGGGGGTGCGTAAACCAGACCAATACCAACCCGTCTACCAGGCTGGCTATGCGTTCTCGATTCGGGCGGATTATTACGCCGATGACGAGATTCCCGACGAGGTGAAAAAAGCGCAAACCATCCTGGCTTTGTATTTGGTATCGGAACCCGACGCCCTCAACCTCGGTGGGCTAGAACAGTTCAAAAATGTCAGCATTGGTCCTTTGTCGGTTACCCCCATGCAACCCCAGAATCAGCGGTTATTGCCGCCTCTGGTGGAGCAGTATTTGCGGGGGCTGAAGGCAAGCACCAACGCCATTTCTATCTTTAGGAACTAACCATGGGCAATGATAATTATGCAGGATTCATCCATGCCACCACCGGCACCCACGTTGGCGAATTTGGTTGCATTTATGCACTGGCGGCGGCATCGGTTACCACTCTCGGCAAGGGCGGCACTCCTGATCTCACAGCGGTTACCATTCCTGTCACGGGCAAGATTTTCGGCAAGTTTACCTCCGTGACTGTTAACTCCGGCTCTGTAATCCTTTACAAGGTGCGATAGATGGCGATTCTAGATAAACCCCTCCGCAAGGTTTCCACCAAGCTTATCCGTCGATTCGGCACCACCGTTACTCTCATCAGGCGATCGCCGCCGTCTTACGACGTAGAAACAGGCACGGCAACGGAAACCGCCACTAACTACCGAGTTAAAGCCATTGTCCAGGACTACAACGCCAAGGAAATGCAGCAAGGGCTGGTTAAAGTAGGCGATCGCCGTGTCTTGTTCGCCTCTGCGGAATTACCCTTTGAACCCCAACCATCAGACCAAGTTTTACTAGAAGGCATCACCCACAACGTCATTAGCATTCAGCAATTCTATTCCGGCGATCAGAGTGCAGTTTTTAGCTGTCAATTGAGGAAGTAGTCATGGCAGGCGATCGCCAACAAATCCAAGAAATTATCAGGAAACTAAAGGCCAATGCGGACATCTTGGTTTCTACTGTCGTGCTAGAAACCCAGACCAGGCTGAAGGAAGAATCGCCAGTGGATACGGGGCGATTTCGGGGCAATTGGATGATTTCCGAGGACGAGATAGACGACAGCACTTATGACGGGGAAGCACCGCCCTATTCCCTGGAAATCACCGCCGGCAAAAACTACTACATCACCAACTCCCTACCCTATGCCCAACGGCTAGCAGAGGGCCATTCCAAGCAAGCCCCCGCAGGCTGGATTGAATTAATCGCCGCCGCCATCCCCGAACGGGCTAAACAAATAGCGGAGGCACTGAATAAAAATGCCTAGCTTCAACACCATTCGCAGGGTTATCGAAACGGCGATCGCCGCTGAATTCACCGACTATCCGGTATTTTTTGGCAACCAACAAACGACGCCGCCCAACAATGCGCCCTGGCTGTGGTGTTCCGTCAATTTTGGCGATTCCTCCTACCAAAGTCTAGATGGGTTGGATTTTGTCGATGGGGTGGCCCAATGCAATATTTTTACCCCCGTCGCTGCTGGGGCTGGGGGAGCGTTGGCGATCGGCGATCGGGTCAGGGGACTATTCAACCGAGTCAAGGCCAGTGGTGTTTACTTTAGGCCGGCCAATGGTCCAAGGTCAGTGGCGCAAGAGGCAACATCGGCATGGTATCAGGTGGCCGTGTCCGTTCAATTCGTGGCGGAGTAACGGCGATCAGTTGGCTTGACAAAAAGATGTATGGGTTAAAATAAAAAGATGCCCCCCTGCGCTAACAGGGAGGACTTTACCAACACCTATCAGAGAGGTATCGGCTTATGAATAGCCTACAAGTTTTTTGCTTTGATTCCCAAGAAGTTCGTTTTGTTGAAGGCAAACCCGTCGCAAACGATGTAGCCAATGTCTTGGGTTATAAAGATCCAGCCAAGACGGTTTCAACTAAGGTTTTTGCCGAAAATAAAAGTGTTACCAAAACGGTAACAGTTGACGGAAAGTCCCGTGACATAACAGTTTTAGAGGAAGCGGGAATCTATCAACTGGTTTTTTCTAGTAAGTTGGCCACCGCCCAGAAATTCCAGCAGTGGGTATTTTCCGAAGTTCTTCCTTCTATTCGCAAAACTGGAAGCTATGGCGATCGCCAACCTGAGTTACCAACCAACTACCTAGATGCGTTAAAGGCATTGGTGGCCGCCGAGGAACAGAAAGCCTTGATGGAGGCTGAGCGACAGTTACTCAAGGAAGAAAATCAACAACTTGCAGAGGCAGTGGATGAACTCTTTGAATATTCCTCTATCCTGCGGGTCGCCAAATACAACAACATGAGCGAGAAGGCTTTTGATTGGCGCAAGTTGAAAGCAGCGGCGATCGCCGTGGGAGAAGAAATCAAACGAGTCCCCTGCCCTCGGTTTGAAACTAAACTGCTTTATCCCCATAGTGCATGGCGTTTCTGTTATCCAGAAGTTCGACTGCCTGAAACCACGACTCTGCGACTACCCCCTGCCAAATAATCAGCCTGCGCCGTTAGGGAGGGAGTGGCGCCCCTGACCTTTTCTCTACACATAGAAGGTCAATTATCGTGCCAAAAACAGAATTGTTGCATAAAGCTACAAGATTCATAGAAAGAAACAAGTCCTTGTTTTACTTGAGCGACATCACGTTGAAGTGGGACGAAGGCATAGGAAAAGATACAGACTATTACCAAGGAAGAGATTTTGACCTGACCGCCCATAATTCATTCTCTATAAAGTATGGGAGGCATGAATCCACTATTTACTTGGGCAAGCATCGGTTTGGAGACGATGGGCTGGGAACGTTTAAGCGATGCTTGTGTGGGGCTATTGTGGAGGACGAAAAAGAGCACTATAAGCATCAAAGAGAATGTGTGTGTTGCATCGAAAAAATAAAAGAGATTGACACTGATGTGTTCGAGGATCTTATTGAATATTACAGATCAAGAAAGAGGGTTGTAAATCCAGAAATTTGGGATAAATACCAGATCGGCAAATGTCGCTCATTGACCCCAATAACTGGAGGTAAAGGCAAGGATGGCAGCCAGATGTCTGATTTCTTTCTGCTTAGTAGCGTATTGGTTTCGGATCCAAACGATTTTCCCGAATGCCGTGGTGTTTACCTTGTTAGGTTTTTAAACAACAATAAATGGATTCCACTTTACTGTGGCAAAAGTGAAAATATGCATGAAAGATGGAAGACTCATCACAGAATGCCTGAGATAGAACTTCTTCAAAAAATAGGTGTTCAGTTAGAGTTTCGATATATTGCGGAAACCCCTTTGGTCAAGCTAAATGGAACCATTGATGAGCTTGAACTGCAACTTATCAACTCATTTAAGCCCAAGCTGAATAACACCCTCACATTAAAGTCTTCTCGATTTCCCATCCGCCAAGCAAAATCCAGTGATCAGCAATAGGCGATCGCCAGCAATTAAACTAAACAGTTAGAATAGTTCCAGGTCAGTGACCCATATCCGTAGGCTGTGCCAAAGGAACTGTAAAACCCTTTAAGCCCACGGAGGGCAAAGATATGACGACCTATCGAGGCGAAGGTGGTTTCGTTCGATTTAATAAAGTGGCTCCGGCTTCCGGGGTGGCCCAGGTAAGATCCTGGTCGATGAATTTGGAAAAGACTGAGGTTGAAACTACAGACCTTGGTTCCGGCTATCGGAAGTATATGGGTAGCTTAGTTGGTGCATCTGGTACCGCTGAAATTTTTTATGACGCTGGTGCAACCACTTCCACCAAAGACTTTTTAGATGCAGTCAACGATACGGAAGACGATGCCGATTCGGTCTTTGAGCTTTACACGGACACCGACCGGAAAATTTCATTCTCTGGGATGATCACCGGGATGGATATTTCCGCCACTCCTGGGGAGGCCATTATGGGATCCTGCTCCTTCCGGTGCAATGGCACTATCACCACTAGCGGATTGTACAGCGCATAACCATGGCAGCATCAAAAAGACTGATTGACCGCCTGAAAGAGGCTGAAGGCTGGAACGTTAAACAACGTTATCCATACGAAATCAAAGACGCTAACGGGGAGGTCATAGAAACCGTTTTCTTTTATCCCCGTACCCGTGCCGTCCGTAAAAAAGTGCAGTCCCTAAAGCCCAAGGATGCGGCTGAATACACCACCCAAATGTTGATTCAATCGGCAGAATTGGAGGACGGCTCCAAGGCGTTTGAGTTGGGGGATTTTGACGTTCTCCAACGGGAAATCAGTGAAGCTCAATTGGATGAAATTGAGCTATTCATGATCAATGTTGGTGCCACCGCCACCGTTGAAGATGAAAAAAAAGACTCAGATCCGACCTCGACGCCCGCTTTGAATACCAACTAGCCAAAGACCTCGGCATGACCGTTGAGCAACTCAACAATAATCTCACCCAGGACGAGTTTACCGGCTGGGTAGCTTTTTATGAGTTGGCCTACGAGGACCAAGAAAAAATGATCGCCGATTCCAAGGCACGACGGAGGTAACCCATGGCAACCATATTCACCGTTGGCGTTGAGGTTCAGGCTTCTGCGGCGCAAGCGGCGATCGCCAGGTTAGAGAGGGCATTTGATGGCTTTGCCAGGTCTAGCCAGTCGGCCACCAATGCCACTCAAAGATTTGACCAGGAATTGGACGATGCCACCAAGCAAATTGACCGATTTGCCGACGAAATGGAGGTGGCTAACCGTCGGCAACAGGAATTTGAACGGGGCAACCTAGCTGTTGCCGTGGCATTGGGCGGGGTGGCCATTAAAGCCAAGCAATATATCAGCGCCATCATTGGTGTTGGGCAAGCTACCCAACAGGCGATCGCCGCCAACTCCACCTTGGCGAAGGATGCCAAGGCAGTAGATAAGGCGTTTCGGCAACTGACCAAGGAATTAAATTACACCACCAACTCCCTGGAATTGAACCAGGCGGCCTATGACGTATTCTCCGCAGGGGTAACGGAAACTACTGACGTGTTAAACGTCATGAGGGCTGGGGTAGCCGGTGCCAAGGGCGGATTCTCTGACCTGGCCACGGTGACCGATGCGGTGACCACCATCATGAACTCATTCGGCAAGAAATCATCGGAAGCACAGAAGATTGTGGACATGATGATTACCACCCAGAATGACGGGAAGATTGTAGCGGCGCAATATGGGCAACAAATTGGGGTAGTAGCATCGGCGGCGGCAACGGCTGGGGTCAAGTTAGAAGAATTGAATGCGGCAGTAGCATTGGCCACCGTGTCCGGGGTGCAGGTTAGCTCCACCTTCTCTGGACTACGACAGGCGATCAGTTCCGTCGCTTCCCCCTCAGAACAGGCCAAGAAAATGGCCAAAGAATTGGGGATTGAATTTAGCCAGCAGGCGATCAAGTCCAAGGGGTTTGCCCAGGTTTTGACGGACGTGGCAACGGCTACTAGGGGCAATGCAGAGCAGATCGCCAAGTTATTCGATTCTGTGGAAGCTAGGGCAGTAATTGACCCGATATTGAGCAATCTTGACCGTTATAACCAAATGCTGGCAAACCAGTCCCAGGTGGCGGGGACGGCAGAAGCGGCGCAGCAAAAACTGGCTGGTGGATTACAGCAATCACAGGCGGCATTTGCCAATGTCCGCAAGGAAGTCGAAATCGACATCTTCCGTACCATTGAGCCGGCAGTGACAGCGGTTACCAATGCCGCCACCGCCATGGCCAAGTCCTTTGTGGAGTTGCCTGGACCCATCCAAAAAGTGGCGATCGGTATTGCTGCCCTCGGCGGTGCATTGGTGGTAACCACAGCGGCTATGGCGGCATTCCAAGCCATGGGTATTACCACAGCGGCAGTGATGGGTGGATTGTCTGCGGCTATGGGCATCATCCTAAGCCCCATTGGGCTGGTGGTGATCGCCGTTGGAGGGTTGTATTTAGCCTTCCAGCAGATGATGGATAGCTCGGAAGAGTTAAGGAAGGTAATGACCGAGTCCATGGACAAAATGGGCAAGGCAATTGAGAAGATATTTAACTCCATTGGGCGAGTGGTGGATGTGCTAACCGGCAAATACGCCGAGCATGAAACCAAATCCAAGAGCATTTTCACTAAGATGGGTGACTTCTTTGCCCGCTATGTCAGGGACACAGTGGCAGGGTGGGAGATGATCGCCAATGCGGTAGAAAGAACGGCGATCGCCATGGAGAGACGGGCTGGGGTGGGCACCATGAAGGGACTAAGCATGACGGAGGTGAGCAACAAAATCCAGGCGGGGAATGTGGGGAGTGGGTTGGCCACCATGCTCCAGTTGACCATGGAGAGTCGCAAGTTAGAGGAAGAAATCAAAAAGATGGAAGCCGAGGCTAAGCGCTTCCGTAGCAGTGGCATGGGCATCCCCAATGTGCAACTGGAGGAAGAAATTAAGAAGCGCAAGGAAGACCTGGCAGAAATGCGGGCTGCTTACGATCGCCTTAATGCTTCCATTGATAGCTACAACAAAAAAATCAATGAACCAAATACAACCCCTGGGCAAAGCACTCCCGGTGCGGCACCTCCTCCTCCTGGTGCGGCAGGGGAAGATGAAGACGCCAGGAGGGAACGTCTAAAGCGAGAAAAAGAATTAGCTGAGGAACAACTGCGGCAAGAAAAGGCGATCGCCGATCGCCGGAGGCAGGAATTTGAAGAAAGACAGAGACGGGAGCGGGATGGATTCCAGGACCGGCAACGGTTTGAGGGGCTGACCTTTGACCAACGGAATAACTATGAAACCCGTTTGTTTGACCTGCAAACAAGGCATCAGGAAATCTTGCGGGAACAACGCCTGGAGACGGAAAGCGAAATCGCCAACGCTGTTATCAATAACCAGAGGAAGATTGAGGACTTCCAGCGGCAAATGGAACGGCGGCGCATGGAACGCCAATTCCAACAGGAGCAGATGGCGAGGGATATTCAAGCATTGGCCCAACAGCGGATGTTTGAACAAGCCCAAGCTAATGCCGCCAATGTGTTCAACCAAGGGCAAATGGTTTCTGCCGGTGCGGCCATGCAATCTGGTGGTGGTGCCCAGGCTGCTTTGTCCGGCATTCTTGCCTACGTTGGAAGCACTGGACGTGGATCAGGTCCCCACCTAGACCTGCGGGGCTTCACTGGCGGCGATCGCCGGAATCGCATTCCCCCACAGCGACTAAAAGAGATAGCGGAGATGTTCACGGCTGGGGGTAAGCCAATTTCCGCCTATCCCATCACCTCTGGCTATGGCCCACGACGGGCACCTGTCCCTGGGGCATCCACCTTCCACCCTGGCTTTGATTACGGTATTCCAGAGGGGACACCGTTGCGGTTCAATGGGCAGGCAGTCAATATGAAGCAACGCCCCAATACAACGGGGGGGGGTGGAAACGTCCTAGAAATTACGTTGGCCACTGGGGAGATTGTCCAACTTCTACACCTACAGAAGTTTGGTGATGCCCTGGTTAAAGCAATGCCTGCCCAGGCTGCACCTAAACCAGCAAGTGGTGGCATTACTGCGGCCAATAGCAAAGGGGCGGCGATCATTCAAGCGGCAAGGGCGTTGGGCATTAACCCCGTTGACCTGGCGACCATCATCGAATTTGAGTCGGATGGTGTTACCCACAAAAAAGGTGGTGCGGGGGGCAACTATCAGGGATTAATCCAATTTGGACGCAATGAACGCCAGAAATATGGTTACCGTCCAGACATGAGCTTTGAGGAAATGGTCACCGGTCCAGTGGTGCGCTATTTCCAAGACCGCTTCCGTGGGGTGGACATGAGTACCCAGGGGGCTGACCTGGAAACCCTCTATACCACCGTCCTCGCTGGTAACCCCAAAGCTAACCGCAATGCTAGGGACGCCTTTGGAACCAGTCCAGCTTCGGGAGTCAGGAAAATGACCGCTCCCGGTGCCGACCGAGACATTGCCTTAAGGAAATACTTTACGGGTGGTTCCGGTGCCGGTGGTGGCGTTGCTGCCGGTGGAGGGGGAATGGTGCCCTATGCCCAAGCCGGTGTTCCCGGGGTGACCGTTACCGATCTTCAAATCCAAGGCAAGTTGAATGCCTTGCAGTTTGAGCAGTCGATCGCCTTACGGGAGTCTGCATTAGAGCAAGAGCAGTTAACCCAGCTAATCAGGGAGCAGGCGAACATTGTCCCCCAGATGATGAAGGAACGGGTAGCGGGGCTAAACGATGAAATTAAGGGAATCAGAGTCCAGTCCGATTTGCTACGGCTGCAAGGGGAAGAGAAAAAGGATTACCTGGCTAAGTTGGAATTTGAAAGCATTTTCCTGAATGAAAAACTCAACCTAGAGAAGGCGATCGCCAATGCCAGCAGTGATGCCGAGCGCCTTGCCTTGCAGGAAGCACGTAACAAATTGCTGAAGGAAGAAGCCGAAATCGTAACGGCGATCACCGTCAAGTACGCTGCCATGGACCAGTTGGAGGCGCAGCAAAAGCAGACGGCATGGGCGGAAAAGCAAATTGATAGCCTGAAGTCAATGCGGTTTGGTTTCTCTGCCATGAGTGAACAGGCCCAGATGGCGGCCCGCATGGCAGACAACATGGGCAACACATTTGGGGATGCCTTTAGCCGCTTTGTCACGGGGGCGGGGTCGGCCCAGGAAGCTTTTGCCGGATTCATGTCAGGCATGGCCAACGTATTCGCCCAGGAATTACAGCGCATGGCCGCAACGGCGATCGCCAATAATGTGTTACCGGGGCTGATGGGTCTATTTGGTGGTGGTGCCCCTAGCTTATTTGGCGGTGCCTTCGGTGGTGGAGGTTTTAGTGTGGGCAATGTGACCGGAGTGGCTAGTGGTATTAGTTTGCCCGGATTTACTGTTCCTGCCTTTGCTGATGGCGGCATTGTGACCAAACCCATGATGGGTCTGGTAGGGGAAGCGGGGCGGGAAGCTATCATTCCCCTGGACAAATTAGATGGCATGGGTAACAACGTGACCATCAATGTCAGCGTGTCCAACGATGGCAGTGTCACCACCGACCAGCAGAACGCCAGTCAATTGGGGCGGGAACTAGAGTCCGCTGTGGTGGCTGTGTTGCAAAAACAGAAACGACCTGGAGGACTCCTGGCGAGTGTCAGATAGATGGCGATTACATTTAGCACCCCCATCCAATACGGTGCCACCTGCACCATCGCCACCAGACTGAAGCGGTTACAGTTTGGGGACGGTTACGAGATGGTTTCCCCTGATGGACTCAATACCAATATTGAACGCTGGAATCTAACCACTGTCCCCCTGCGGTCTGCGGTCGCCGGCGGGCTAGAAGTAACCCTTAATGGGCTGAGGGGAGAATGGTTTTTCTGGACGCCTCCCAATGGGGACTCCGGCAAATTCCGCCTAGATTCTGACGTCACCCGCACCTACACCGGGGTTAACTCCCAAACCCTATCCTTCACTTTCAGGAGGGTCTATGTCCCCGAATAGTGACCTCCAACCCCTCTACAATTCCGGGATTATTGCCCTCTACACCCTCGACCTAACGGCGATCGCCGGTCCTGTGTTCCGGTTCTGCAACTACAACAACACCAGTGGGGCAAATGTGAGTTTTGGTGGGGTGAGTTATACGGCGATACCTATTGAAACGGAAGGGTTTGAGATAAACTCATCGGGACAGATACCGACCCCCATTCTGCGGGTGTCCAACGTGTTTGGCACCATAACCGGGCTGATTGGCCAATATGAAGATGTGGTCGGGGCAAAGCTTATCAGACGGCGCACATTAATTAAATACCTGGATGGCCAACCCAGTGCCAATGGTTCCGCCCATTTCCCCGATGATATTTGGTTTGTGGAAAGGAAGATGCGGGAGGACAAGTTAGTGGTGGAATTCCAACTGGCATCATCCCTTGACCTGGAGGGGGTGCAGTTACCATTCCGGCTGATGCTACAGGATACTTGCCCCTGGACGTATCGTGGTGATGGTTGCGGTTACGGTGGTCCCCCAGTGGCTAACCAATTCGACCAACCAACCGGCGATCCGAACCTGGATGATTGCGGTAAGCGTGTCTCCAGTTGCCGTCTCCGGTTTGGACCGTTCGCTATCCTTCCCTTTGGTGGTTTCCCTGGCTTAGATCGCCGTTCTTTTTAATGAGCGATTCTCCCCTAGAAAGAAAGTTTTCCCGCCTGTTCACTAAGCTTTACCCTGGGCTGGTGCTGATTCCCGACAAGGTGATGCCTGTCCCTAACCGCCGCTTCCGCCTCGACTTTGCCCATATCGACTCCCTGGTGGGGATTGAAATTGCTGGGGGGATATGGGGTAAGGGTGCCCATTCCAGTGGCAAAGGGCTGATGCGGGACTATGAAAAGATGAACCTCTGCCAGATGAATGGGTGGATTGTTTTTCAGTTGTCCTCCCAACAGATAACCCCCCAATGGTGCAAGAGAATAGCTCAGACCATTGAGGGGCGGTATTAACGGCGGTGTATTACTCTCCAGGTTTGGGGTGTATTACTCCCCAGATAACGGCGATCGCCGCTTACATCCGTATGAAATCACTTAGACATCCCGTGGTATGCCTTCGGCATAGCAACTCTGCTTCACGTGCCCTGTAGTGATCTACAAATGCAACCACCTGTTGTTTTACATTAAGAGGGCTTAATATCCGAGAAGGCTTAAGCATTAACATTCTTGCAAAGTCTCTTGCTTGTTCAGTCAATTCTATGGAATAAGCTATGGTTTGCCCATAAATAACTACAGGTATTTCCTGGGACTTTATGACTGCCCTAAGCAACATCGCTGTTGTTCGTCCTGTACCTCTATATTTGTCTGCATTTGGATTACGGCTAAATATTCGCCATGCCTCTGGATGACGAAATGATTCAAAAGGTTCTAGTTCTAATATGTAGCGGGCTTGCTCAAACGTAAGATTTCTGTTTATTGGTGCTTCAGCGTGCAATGTCGAATCGATGATTGATTCTTGATGGCTTGGTTCTTGCATGGTTTTATGTGGTTGGATTTTGTTCAACGGCGATCGCCTTTAAAGAATCGTATATTTGCCGCACTCCGATAAATGGGGAATCTGGGGGTTCATGATCGCCTGTCGTTCATCCTCGCTCAAATCCTCTATGGTTACAGTCAAGGACGATTTTAGGGCTAGGTATTCCTCAAATATGGCTTTAAGGTCGCAGGCTCGGCAATCCCCTATTAAACGAGCATTGGACACCCAAGATGAGGCGCACTCTAAGCCGTGTAATGCCACCTTCATTAAATCACCGTCAATTTCACTGTTCATGGTTTACCTCTAATTTGGCGATCGCCTACTTGATAAGGTTAACGGGCATGACCAGATGGGTAATGTCTTGGCCACCGAGGGGGATGGTGATAACGGGCTGGTTAGGTTGATTGAATTTTAGCTGAATGGCTTGGCCAGGCAGATGGCGCAGGGACTCCAGTAGGTATTTCAAATTGAAGCCAAATTCCTCCGGGGTGCCGGTCAGTTGGGAGTCTAGCTGTTCCCTTCCATTACCTAGTTCCCCGTCCTCCGTGGTGGCAATTAAACAGTCTTTGTCAAAGTGAATCTGGGCCAGGTTATTTTTGTCCGACAGCACCGACAGACGGGTGAGAGTTTCTAGCAATGGCTGGCGATCGACGGTGACCACACTCTCAAATTGGACAGGGATTAGTTGATGGTAGGCGGGATAGGTCCCCTGCAATACCCGACAGGTCAGGCGGCGACCAGGGACAGTAAAGCTAATTCGGTCTTCCCCTAGGCACATATTGATTTCTTCCACCCCGTCCATCATCTTTTCCACTTCCAGCAGTGCTTTGGCGGGGATGGTAACGGCTATTTCGGGGGCGGCATAATCCAAACGATGCACGGCTAGGCGGTGCCCATCGGTGGCGGCAAGCTCTAAACTTTCCCCGTCCCCTTTGACATGAACCCCGGTCAATACCTGTTTGGTTTCATCGGTGCTAGCGGCAAATGCCACAGACCTGATCGCCTCCCGGAGTAGGTCAGCAGGGAAAATAATATCCTCCCCCTCCACCACTGGCAGATCTGGGTATTCTTCCGGGCTGATGCCCCGTACATTGAACTTGGCAAAACCGGCATTAATGGCGATCGCCTCTTCTTTTAATTCCAGGGACACATCGCCATCAGGCAAGCGGTTAACGATGTCGGAGAACATTTTGGCGGATACCGTCCAGGAACCGGGCTGACCATCGGCGGGAATATCAACTTGCACCATGGTGCGGAGGTCAAACCCAGTGATGGTCAAGTCGGTGCCATCGGTTTCTAGTTTTAGGTTGCCGAGGATGGGATGGGTAGGTCTGGCACTAACGGCACGGCTGGCAAGTCCCACCGCATTGGCTAACTCTTTTTGCTGGCAGAATATTTTCATTTTGTTGGTTGTTTAGTGGTTTGGTCATCGTCGTCGGCGATCAAACTAACGACGGTAGGTAGCCAATTGGATCAATCTCCGCTTCTATGTTGCGGATACTGCCATTCATTATTGGATAGAAATTTTGAATAAAGTCACGTTCGGTTTTGTGTAACATCCTGAATTTCATCATTTCAGTTTCCGATAAGTACACCAAATCGACTTCAAACCCACAATCTAGCAAAAACTTTATTTCATCCATTCTGTGGTGTTGTTTAAGCCTCTGGCTTAAGTTTGATGTCATGCCAACGTAAAGCAGTACAGTATGGTCGACCACTAGATTCCCGTCTGTCCCTATCCATGTCGCATCACGATATAACCAAAAAGAATATAGTGACTGAGTGTTTGGAATATTGAAGCCATCAAATGCTTCATCTGCGGATACCCTCTGCGCCGTTTTTAGGTAATGGACAAAGCTATCTACTATCGTTTTGTCTATTGCGAAATCCAATATGCTATTCGCCGTAGTAAAAAGCCAATCTGAATCAAGATATTCTCCCGAAATAAAATTATAAGCATCACGGCAAAATCGGGGAGAATTTTCGGACTTTTTCTTGATTAGGTCTGCATAACATGCGTTTATTGCGTACCAAAAATAAGATGGCAACATTATCTAAATACCTTTTGCGTGTAGGGACAAAAAGGTCAGGGGCGCCACTCCCTCCCTAACGGCGCAGACTAATTATTCGCCTAGAAATAGCTGGCGGTTGCTGGAAATAACCAAATCGTCAGCAATCGCCATTAGAATCCTTGAATACAATAGATGCAAGAAAATCTTTAACCTTGTCATTGTATTTAAACCACTCTCCCTTGACCTTATGCTCTGCGAGATAAGAGTGATACATAGCCTCGGTTTTTAATGTGCCTGCGACCTCTCCTAGCACCAAAAAAGACTCTCCTACCGCCCCAGACTTAAAAGCAGAAAGTCTGCTTTCACAGTTATCGCTACCCGTAAAGCCCACCTTCAAAAGGTTTCGTGTTTGATTCAAAACAAAATAAACAGTCCCTTGTTTTTCTTTGTCGTTGCTGGGGTCATTCTGCCACGGGAAATTTTCTAGCTCCCATTTTTTAAAGTCTTCCATATTGATGTCGGACTTAAATGGATTTTCCAAGTTGTAAAATGCTCTGACAAACCAGACATGGAATTTTGCATGTGATTGGTAGGCAAGTTCGGCGGCTAATTCAAAGTGCCCCCACGTTTCTCCGTCAACAAACTCAATGGGATGGACTATTTGTCCATGCTGAGTCGAATATAAGACAAAAATAGTAGATAATGCTGGCTTACTATCCAAAAAATCTTTAAGTCGCTTGCCGTTCGCTTGACACATCTGGGTCAAGTTCACAAACCCATCGGCACGACGCTGGATCAGTTGTCCGTTGTAGTCAAAATTCTGTAGGCTGTTCATTAGCCATTTACCTCCTATCTAGGTGAGTGGTGAGTCCCCCTGTTCGTAGCAGGGGGCATCTTTTTAATTATAAGGCGATCATCTTTGTTGGCATCCAGGCGATCGCCGTTAGAAATCGTCCCATCCCTGGATAGTGGAAGCCATCATGTAGCTAGACACTGTTGTTTCAAAGAAATTCGCCTTGGTGCCCGCTTCCCCGCCGAGGTCGGCCACTTTTTCCAGGTGTTTATAGGGATTTTGTGGGGAACCATACATGGGGGCCAAGGCGATCGCCCGGAGGCGTAAATCTGCCAGGTGCTTAGTGTAGTTAGCGGTGCTGGTTTCGGAAATGCCGAGGATGCCCCCCTCTGTTATGTGGTTGGTCCACTCGATTTCCTGTTGCACGGCTGAATCAACCATTTCATAGAGCTTGTCCTTGGAATGGGGGAAGGTAGCCATACCTTCTGCTAATAACTTTTGGAAAAGTCGGACATGGACCTGCTCATCCCGGTTGATGAGTTTCACAATATCGGCGGTGCCGCCCATTAATTGGCGACTCGATAGGGTATAGAAATAGACAAAACCGTTGTAAAAATACAGACCCTCTAGCAGATAGTCCGCAAAGAGAGCATAGAGGTAATTTTCATCGGTGGGGCTGTCCAAATATCGCTGGTAGTGGGAGAGGATATTTTCACAGCGGGAATAGAGGGTTTTGTCTGATCGCCAGAATTCATAGATTTTGTCCCGTTCCTCCACTGGCAATAATGCCTCGACTACATACTTGTAGGATTCCGAGTGGATTCCCTCGAAGAAGGCCTGTTCCGCTATGCAATGACGAACAGCGGGGGCTGTCATGGTATTGCCGATATAGGGCAGCATCGCCTCTTGGGTGCTGTCTAGGTAAATCAGGTAAGAGAAGATGCCATTGAAGGCCCTTTGCTCTTGGGAAAGGAGGTTATTATAGTCGTTCACGTCCCCCGTCAAATCCACCTTTTGGGGAACCCAGAAGAATTCCCGCATCTGGTTATAAATTTGGAGTGCCCATTGGAATTTGGGCTTGTTTAAGAGCATCAAGTTAGTGGTCTTGCCACCCCATAATTGCAAATCGTCATCGGTGGCGGTGGGGTCAAGAAGCAAAGGCATAATTATCTCCAGGTGTGGGAACTTTTAATCTATCGCTGTCGCTTCCGGGAAGCCCAATGCCTCGGCAACGGTGGGGAATTTTTCACAGAAGATTTGACGGGCCGCCAGGGCAATGTCCCGGTGTTCCTTTTGGGTGGCTGAGTCACACCGCACCTGGAAATAATGAATCCAACTGCGTACCGAACCCTTCATGTACATCCTGGTTTTGGTGTTCAGGGGCAAGAGTGAGCGGGCACATTCTTTGGCAACGCCATCATCTAAGGCTTGCTGATAATAGTCATGGCAGATTTCCCAAATGTGTGCTTGGGTAGCTCGAAATCTACGTTTTACGCTTTCCGGCAAGTCGTCAATAGAATTTTGGCGGTTCTTGTCGTCCTGCCTCCGGGCCTCGCATGGCTCATACCCCATAGCCTCGGCATATCTGAGGGAAAATTCTTGAAATGAAAACGATTTGTGCCGGAGAATCTGAGGGGCGATCGCCCTTGTGGTGGTAATTTCCAGGGTCATATCTGCCATCTCAAACACAGACCAATGGCCATGGTCAGCGCAATATTTTAGGAGTTTGGCATAGTTGGGGTTTTCCTGGTTCGGACTCGATACCCTGGCACAATAGGCGATTAGACCCTCTGCGGTAATGTCCCCTTCGGGCTGGGTCATGCTAACGAACTTCACTTCCATATTAAATCTATAAATTGGGTAAACAATCCGCCTGTCAATAGGCTTTATTTGTTCGTTTTGTTTTTGGCTAATGCCACTCGTTTCAGAATCAAATAGCCAATCAAATCAAGCTCTGCATCCTCGGTATCGTCGGACTGCCCAGAGGCAATGCGGGAAAGCTTGTCATCAATCCTCACGTTGATTTGTTCAATTGCTGATGCCTTTGAGAAAATTCGTCGGGGTTGAATGGCTGAGTTTCCATACTTCCTGTTTTTGTCCAGAAGCATTTTTTTGACTCCGTCACATTCAATGGCGATCAGTTCCTGGATGTCTTCAGCGCTATCGTTAGCCACGGGGCTGGGTTCGGGAGTGGAATAGTTAGCTGGTTGTTCAGTCATGGTTCTAGTGTGGCGGCGATTAATTCGGATTCTGGAGATGGGTCTAAGGTGTCAATCCAGGGGCATGATTCAACATCAATACCCAAGGATTCAATTTCGTTATAGGTATTCATCAAAATTCCATGCCAGTTATACCAGCGTAGATTTAGCCCAGTCCCTTTAAATTCATCTAGGCGACGGTATAGGCGATGGCATCGGCGGAATAGTTGGAAGGTTTGCTTGTTCATCCTTTTGACTCCATTACTGTTTTGTCGCCGTTGTAGCGGCCGGTCTGGGCATAGTTTTTGGTGGGGGTGCCGAGGGTGAGGCTGAATATCAACTGCCCCATCTTTAACCCTGGATACAGCGGCAACGGAGCTAAATCCATGTTGATAATTTCCATGGTCAACTTGCTTCCATGCCATCCCGGATCTGCGAAACCTGCTTCCATGTGTTCATACCACTCCCTTCCTCGGCTACTCTTTAACCGGAACTGGGCACAGAGGAAGTTGGGCAAGTGGAACGTCTCCAGGCTGGACACCAAATACCGTTCACCAGGATAGATAAGGTCTGGCATATCTTCCGAGTAATCTGTTAAATCCACGTCAACATAGCCATTCTCAGCGTCAAGGTGTCGCCATTTGGCCGTCTCCCCAACCCGAATATCAAGGGAGGCGGGGTTAATTAAATCGGGGTCGTAGGGTTCCACCATGGGCGGAATTTTGGCGGGGCACACCTCCCACCCCAGCACATAGGTAAAGTAGTTTTGCAACTCCTCCGGCACCTCACCCCGGCATAGGGCATCAATCTGGCGATCGACTAGAATCACGATTCCTCCGTAGTTGGTTCTGAGGGATTTTAACCGTGGAGGTTGGGTTAAATGAAACAAAAAACCCGCCACTAGGACGGGTCGGAGTTGATTAGTTTTTCCGGTTGAACTGTCTGCCACAGTCCTTGCATAACCATTGTTGCTTGCCGTATTTGGTTATGCCATTTTTGACTGTGTTTATGCCACCGCAGTCCGGGCAGACTTTTTTGCCATGTCATCTAGCCATTTTTGATAACGGATGGCACTGTCGGCGATCGCCGCTTCCAGGTTGGCACCATAGCCATGACAAGCATTTTTGCCAGAGAATAGCCATGGCAAGTCACATTTGCCGTCATAAGTGATGGAAATATTGCTATTGTCTGCGGGGTAGGTTTGGGCGGTTAATTCGTTGTAATGAAATTCAACAGAAGGAAAAGATTGTTCAATCTCTTGGCGGAATTGTTTCGGTGTCATTTTGATTTCCTCAATGTGGTTGGTTGTGCCACCCATTAGGCGGGGTGGCGATCGCCGTTATAATTTCCTTGTCCCCGCTTTTCCGTGGTTGGTTGGCGGGGATTTTGATTAGTAGTTCAACAAGGGGTGGTCAGAAAGCATCTTTAGGGTAATCTGGCGACGAATCTCATTCACTGCCGCCTCCAAGACTTCTCTTTTGCTGTTCAGAGGGGGAACATTCCACCCCTGATCCCGTTTTAGGCGTAACTTTGCTTGTAGTAGACGGTAGGGGGTTTTAATGCCACCGTCTTTGATTTTTTGTTGGAACTTGGCTTTTAACTCTTGGTTAGACATGGTGTTTGTGGTTGGTTGTTTTGTTGACTCTTTTACTATCTCACCATTTCCAACCCTATCATGTTGCGTTGTGCCACTTTCTAAATTGACACAATGCCAAGGGCTAGTATTTGGTTCGGTCGGCGATCGCCGCCATGGAAAAGGCAACAAAGAAGGCGGCAAGGGCGAGGGTGAAGGCGATAACTAACCAGAGCATAGAATGGGGTGGTAGTGGAGTTTTGAAGTATGTTAACCCCGGACATCAAGGAAAATATCGCCATTTGGGCCAGGGCAAACCCAGGGAAAGAAACCTGTGGATTTGTGTTGGCTGGGGGGGCTGTGATCGCCGTGGAGAATGTGGCCCAGTACCCAAAAAAGGAATTTGAAATCAGGGCAGAGGACTATGCCAAATATGGGCACGATATAACGGCGATCTGGCATAGCCACCCAGAGGGGGAGTTTGTGTTTTCCCCAGCGGATGTGCAGGGATGCAAGATGATTGGATTGCCTTGGGTGTTGTTCCACTGCCCAACCCAGGGATTTAAGGTGGCAGACCCCACCGGTACGGCTCCCTATCTGGGGAGGGATTGGGTTTATGGGTTAAATGATTGCTTTGGGCTGGTGACCGACTGGCTAAGGAAAGAAATAGGGTTTGACTTCCCCGACGTGGACAGATACCACGACAAACCAGAGCCGAGCCTTAAAATATTAGAAGCATTCCCACCGTTGATGGAGTCCTGTGGGCTGAAACGGGTCACGGACGGAGTGCAGTTTGGGGATGTGCTGTTCATGCAAATTAATTCCCCATTGCCCAACCATTGCGCTGTGATGGTGGACCCAGGAAAGAACCGCATTTTGCACCATTTAATTGACCGCTATTCCAGCACCGATTACTACGGCAGTTATTGGCGAAATGTTACTGATTCAGTGTGGAGAATATGCAGCTAGTCACCGTTAAGCTACTCGGAGAATTGGGCAGAAGGTTTGGCAGGGAGTACCGGCTGATGGCCAACAGTGCCGCCCAGGTATTCCATGCCTTGTCTGTTCAGGTGCCCGGATTCGCCGCCTATCTCTACCAGTCCGGGGATAACGGCATTGGCTACCGAGTTGTTAACGATGACCCCCTGGGTATGGATGAAAAGGAATTACCCTTGCCCCTCGGCGATCGCCTGATTGTGGCTCCGGTTGTGCAGGGTAGGGGGGCAGTGGGGCGAATATTGGCGGGGGTGGCATTGATTGGGGCAGGGCTGTTGCTTGGCCCTGGGGTGGGCTTTTTGGGTATTAGTTGGGGTAGTTCGTTGATGACCCTGGGGGGTGCGTTGGTGCTGGGGGGTATTGCCCAGATGTTGACCCCCACTCCAGCGGGACCAAAGAATTCACGGCAGGCAAAGCGGACGGAATCATTTTTGTTTGACCGTTCCAGTGAAATCAACGATGAGGGCTTACCCGTACCATTGTTATATGGGGAGCGTTATATCAGTTCCCTGGCGGTGATTAGCAGTGGGCTATCGGCAGAGGACATCCCTGTAGAATAGACGTAGGTCTGTGACCCAAATAAGGCTGTGCCTAACAAACAATTAGCGAGGTACGTTATGGCAGGGCCGTCAATCGGAACATGGGTCAAGGTTAAAAATAAGTCGGGAAGAATGACCGCTAGGGTTATTCCGAATAAGTATGGCGGCGGCAGTTACTCCCAAGGGCAAGTTATTACCCAATCAGAATTTCAGAAAGTACAGGAGCGGCGGGCTGAGGCGAAAAAAGCCAAGGGGGAAGAACCGGCTAACAAGGTGGTTAAATTTGAATCCACCCAAAGATACCTAGACCAGGGCAAGGTCGGTAAGGCGATCAAAAAATGGTCTGACGACAATAAAAAATGGATGGAGAAGGTTGATCGCCAGGATGCCATTGATATTGCCAAGACTGACAAACTTCTGGCTGATACGGACAAGATGTTAAATCGGTATGGGCAGTCAGGGAAAAAGAAAAAAGGACGTAAAAAGAAAGATCAATAGAGGACATCCCCGTTGAGTAGCATTAAGGGTCAGTTTGGCGGCGGTGGCGGTGGCGGCGGTGTTCCCATCGCCCCGGAATTGATAGAAGAGGACGATACCCTGGCCAGTCGGACCACGGCGAGGGTGTTGTTATTGGTGGGGGAAGGGGAAATCCAGGGCACCACCCAAGGGGACCTATTAAAAGATATTTACCTAGACGAAACGCCCATCCAACGGGAAGACGGGCTGGTGTTGTTCCCCGGTGCCAATGCTCAACTATTGCCAGGGACTCCCACCCAAAACCCCGCTGATGGCTTTAATTTCACCGAGACAGAGGTGCCGGTGGGTGTGGAGGCGATCGCCAATATCCCCATTGTTCGACAATTCAGTAATCCCTCGGCTACCCAGGTGTCGGTGCGGGTAGTGGTGCCGGAACTGTGGTCAATATTTGAGGTGTCAGAGGGGGGTGTGACAAACCGGGTGGTGGGAGGAACGACGGTAGAATTCACCATCACCATTACCTTGCAGGGAGGCAGTAGCCAAAGTTTCCCCCTGTCCATTACCGGCAAAGCCACCAGTGCCTACGAGAGGAATTACCTAATTGATTTGCCTGGGGCGGGGCCCTGGCTGATTGAATTTGAGCGCACTACGCCGGACTCAGAGGACGAAAACGAACTCCGCAACAAAACCATTTTCCAGTCCTTCACTATCCGCACCGGCAACCCGTTCCGTTCTCCCTACAGCGCATTACTGGCGATCAGGGTAAGAGCTGACCAATTCCAGGCAGTACCGGCTATTTCGGCTCGGTTGCGGGGATTGAGGGTGAGGGTGCCCAATAACTACAACCCCACCGACCGCACCTATAGTGGCTTTTGGAATGGGCAATTTGCGCCAGCGGCATGGACCAGTAACCCCGCCTGGATTTACTATGACCTCCTGACTAATGAACGCTATGGGGTGGGTCGCTTCCTGGACAGTGACCAAATTGACGTCTATTCCCTCTATGCGATCGCCCAATACTGTGACGAATTAGTGCCGGATGGAACCGGGGGGCTGGAGCCACGCTTTACCTGCAACTGCTATATCCAAAACCGGGATGATGCCTATTCGGTGCTGAATGGGTTGGCTAGTATTTTCCGGGGTGTCCTCTATTGGTCAGAGGGCATGATAGTGGCCAGTCAGGACAGACCAGGGGAACCCGTCAGGCTCTACACCGAAGCCAATGTGGTGCAGACGGTGGACGACCAGGGCAATATCACCAGACCACCATTCAGTTACTCCGGCACCGCTCGGAGAGCTAGGCATACCGTGGCGATCGTCTCCTACGCTGACCCCAAAGACCTCTATAAAAACAAGGTGGAGTATGTGGAGGATAGGGAAGGCATTCTCCGTTATGGCTACCGGGAAATCGAAATCACTGCCTTTGGTTGTGCCAGTCGGGGGCAAGCACAGCGGGCGGGACGGTGGACCCTGATAACAGAACGGCTAGAGACGGAAACGGTTAACTTCCGGGTGGCAACGGAGGGGCTATTGGTGCGGCCAGGGGAAATCATCAAGGTGGCTGACCCATTGAAAGGGGGGCAACGCTTCGGGGGGCGCATTGTGTCCGCTACTTCTAGCACCGTTACCCTCGATCAGGAAGTAAACGCCAATGGGGGTATCCTGTCCGTTCTCAACACCGATGGGCAACAGGTGGAAGCACCCTGTAGTGGTGTGGGAGCCACCATTGCCGCTAGCTTTGGCTTCATTCCCCAGGCTGAGAGTGTGTGGATATTAAGCGTGGGCAACGTCCAACCCCGGCTATACCGAGTCATTGGGGTCACGGAACAGGAAGATGGTGCCTACGAAATCACCGGTGTCCTCCATGCGCCAGAGAAATATGCCGCCGTTGATAACAACACCATCATCCCCAACCAAAGCTATTCCGGGCTGGCGATCACCCCCCAAAATGTGAGTCAGAATTCTATTCAGATAACAGTCCAGTAAAAATGGGTCAACACAGTTTTAGTTATGCTATTCATTGCAACACTGCGAGAAAACCTAAAAATGAGCAAAATAATTCCTTCGGGTGCATTAGTGCGTGGTTCACAGATTTGGGTGGAAGGCATACCCGCCATTATAGAATCTGCGACTATATCATCAGAAACATTATTTGATAAGCTTTCTTATGAATTTGGCAAGGTGGTAGTCCATCCAAGTGGTGTGTTCAAAATCACGGGCGAAGTTGCGGCTAGAATAGCGTCAACTCATATGAGTCAAATTTGCGAAATTTTGAACGCAAAACAATATTTGGTAAACATTAAACTCGGCAATGTTACTGCTACTTTTTTTTGTGTCAGTGTGTCTATAGGTCTTGATGGCGTATTGCTAAAATTACAGGCTGAGTCAGTTAAGTATCAGATAGCAGATGATTCTTCGTCAGAAGACGATCAGATTGAATCCGCTAAACCTCAAAAGAAGATATTGCCGATCGCCGGTAAATAATCATGCCCACCCTTAACGTTTCCTGGTCTGTCCCTGTTCGCTATGCCTATTCCGTAATGGGTAATGTTTTCCCTGGGCTGGCATGGCAACTACCCCAAGCCGACTGGGAAATCAAAGGTTATCGGGTGCAGTACCGGCTAGAGAGAGACAAAAACTGGATAGATGCGGGCATCGTGCGGGAACCCTTCATTGAGATCAAGAATGTGGGGGCTGGAGGGTACAGGGTTAGAATTGCTACTATTGATGTGGCAGGAAGAACAGGTTCGTGGATAGCCAGTGGCGAGTTCGGAACAATAATCAACTTTGTTGCCCGGTTCAGTGAGCCAAACCACGCTATCTATTTAGGTATTGTCTGATGGCCAACCTGTATGGGCGGGATGCCCTGGGGGCTGACTCCTACCTGAGCGCAACGGGTGCTGGCACCAATGCGGACCCATTTGTAGTCGCCCACGACGTTTTCTGTAGTATTCAAAAATCTGCCTTCATCGCCGCATCGGGTAACGCTGACCTGATCGCCGCTGTGACGGGAAAGAAATTAAAGGTATTGGCGATCGCCGTGACGGCATCGGATGCCTGCACTATTAAGATTCAGAGTGCCGGAAGCACCGACAAAACCCCGCCGTGGCACATTGCCCCCAGTGGTAACTTGACCTTGGCTAGTGAATTGGGGCTGTTTGAGAGTGGCACCGGAGAAAAATTAAACGTCGTTTTGAGTGGCACCGCCAGTTACACCGCCTTTGTTAGCTATCGGGAGGTGTAGCCATGGCCAGGGTAGTAGGCAATATCGGCACCAATGTAAACGGCACCCTGTACGTCAAGCCATCGGCCCCATTCCTGGGGGTAGAGGCTGGGTATCGTTCCTATGGAGTGCTGGACGGATTGATAGACATCGAACTTGCCCCCACCCCCAGGGGCACTTTCTATTTAGTGGACTTCCAACCAGAGGGGAGTTTTACCAACCCCAACCCCCAGGAAAAATGGAGTATTCCCCCCGTTGCTGATGTGCCCCTGGATAGCCTGCGCTTCCCTCGGCAACGGCGATTGCCGCAGATGAACGCCCCCCAGTCCAATGGTTTTGCGGAAGTGGAACTGAATTTGTTGCGCCAGGAGAAAGTGCAACTTCAGGAATCCTTAGCCGGGATGAAGGAACGGTTGCTGGGTATCCAAGAGGAACGGGAAGCCACTAACCAGAAATTAGAGAGTGCCAGGGCTGAAGTAGCGGAACTAAAAACCAAGCTTTACCTGGCGGGATGCCCCCAGGAGACGGTGGTGGAAAAACTGGTAGAGGTGCCAGTGGTGGAACGGGTTAGCAACCAGTCCATGGAACGGGAAATTCAAACCCTCACCGCCATGGTGTCCGAGCTACGGGCTGAAAATGAACGGCTATCCAACCAACTCCAAACGGCGATCGCCAATGCCCCGGCTTGGGAGGAACCACCGCCACCACCCCGGCAGGGCATTTCGGCCACGGCTTCCCCGGCGGAGCAATTAGATTACCTGCTACGGCAACGGGAGGGTTGATATGAGCGAATGCATTAACGTCACGGTACGGGAAGGGGATAGCTTTGATGAGCTTTACCTGAACTATGAAAAACCCTGGGGCACCCCCCACGACTTTGCCAATAGCGTTCTGGTGGCCAACATCAAAGAACGGTTCTCTGAGGCTGAGGCGCTGGATAGTTTTGGCATTGTCCGCCTGCCCACCACGGGGCAAATTAAGCTTTCCCTCACCGCACGGCAAACGGAACGGTTGGCCAGGATTATTGAGCTAGGTTACGCCGAACGGGACATCAGCACCGCTGTAGTTAGTCGCTTTGGCGATCCAGGGGTAACGATCGCCGAGTTTCCTGATTCAGTGTTTTCTTTCCTGTGGGATTTGAAAGAGTTTTGGTATCAGGATGCGGGCACCATCAACACGATTGTGGCTGGGGCTGACCTGGACAATACGCCGGAGGGTACTTTGCTGCCGTTGGTGATTAATACCACCACCCCCCATGGACTGACCACGGAGGACTCCATCAGGATTTCCGGCACCAGTGTAGGGGGCTATAACGGCGTCTATGCCAACAACCAACTAGCCATCCTCAGTCCTACCCAGTTCTACATTGTACCCCTGGCGGGGATTCCCCAATGGAGTTCCAACGCCACCGGCGGCACAGTGCAGGTGTTGAAGCAGGACACCGTTTGCATTGGCACCCTGAAAGTGATTCCCCGTATTTCCCAGCAATAGGAGGCTGTTATGGCAGTAGATATTGAAGAAGGCAAGGCGATCGTCAGTGTGGGGCGTAGTGCCCCCATCCCTGCGGGACAAGCGGCGGCGGCCAATAGTGTGCCGGTAGTGATCGCCAGTGACCAAAGCCCGGTGCCTATTCTGGATAACCTTTCCGCTCCTTCTGAGGTGCGGGACGATATGTTGGGCATCCCCAGGGTACAGACCCCCCTCGCCATTTTTGACGACACCAATATCCTCGACATTGACCCCCAGAAGTGGAGTCGGGCTGAGGATACGGGCAACGGTTATTCAAGTGTTACCCACCTCCCTTTGGAGTCCGGGGCACAGTTATTGGTTAACACCAACGCCCCCAATGGCCATGTTTGCCAGTTGCAGACTCGGCTAGTTTTCCCCTACCAAACCGGGCGCATTACGGTGGCCAGTTTTGGGGTCGCCAGTTTGGCCAATGCCAACGCCACCCTAGAGTGGGGGATGTTTGATGGGCGGGATGGTTACTTCCTCCGGCTGGTGGGCAGTCAACTTTACTTTGTTCGTCGGACTTCATCCGGTGAAACTCCCCAAACCCATGGGGCCGCCCCCGGTGCTGTTTCCTACACCGTTGGCAATACCACCTATGCGCTGATTTCTGCCCCCGGCGATCCGGCCGTGATGGAAGAAATTGTTAGTCGGGCTGGTTTCACCGGCGATCCGCTGGATGGTTCGGTGGAAGGATCCGCTGGCACCCATACCGTGTCATTCTCCAACGTCTGTATGTGGCGGATTGAATATGGCTGGTATGGCGGCACGGGAGCCAGGGTCTTTGCCTATGTGCCCATTGACGAGAATTTACCCCAGGGGGAAGTGCCGAAATATTCCCGTTGGGTGTTGATGCACCAGATTAACGTCTCTGACCGCATTCCCTTCCCCTCCCTGGGTAACCCGAATTTACCCATGACTTTCCGGGTGCAGAAGACGGGCAACTTACCCAGTGCTGTATTCCTGAAAAAGTATGGGGCCCAGGTGACCATCGACGGTGGGGAAGCCAAGAAACTGGACATCTATTCCGCCGAGTCCCCGGCTGTTTCTGTGGGCACAGCGGCTCTGCGTCCCCTGTTCACCATCCGCATGAAGGATGTGATTGTGAACAACCAAGCCACCAGCAAGCGGAATAACCTGCGGGTGTTGCCGATCGCCTTGGGGATTAGTTCCCTGTACCGGGCCCGGTTTGTGTTGATTAAAAATGTCACGGCATTGAGTTTGGATGCGGTGGCCATTAACTTGAATGGTTCCTCGGGCTGGACAAGCCCCAATGCTTTGTCGGCGGTGGATGTGAATACCACAGCGGATACGGCCAGCGGCGGCACCATTATCGGCACATTCTTCTCTGGGGATGACGATGGCCAGACCATTGACCTGACCGAGATATTCCAAATTGACCGGATGTTTTTAGCCAGGGAATTGCAACTGGCGGATGGGGTCAAAGGGGATAACCTCACCATTGCGGTGCAGTCCATCAGTGACAACAGCAACACCTGCAAGGCTTCACTAATTTGGGGGCAACGATGACCGAAATTATCTATCAATTGCCAGAAAACTTGGGGCAAAAGGCGATCGCCGGCAATGGTCAAACGTTGCAGGAGGCTGGGTCATTCCCGGCGGGGGTGAACACCAAAGCCAATAGTATGCCGGTAGTGTTCCCCCGGTCTAACTTTGCCCTGCCGGTAATTGATCGATTTCGGGTGCCGTCGGAGGTGGGGCGGGACCATTTGGGCATTCCCCGGCTGACCACTCCCCAGGCGGTGGTGGAAGCGGTGGACCAATTTGAAATCCGCTCCCAGGACTGGATACAGGAGGTGTCCGGGGTCAATGAACGGGTGGAGAATGGGGTGGCATCGGCTCGGTGGACCCAGTTGCAGAAAGCGGTGGTGAATTATGACCCATTGCCTGACGGAGATATTCAATACGATGCCCTGGGGCAAGCGGCCCGGTTAGAGTTGCGCCGCTGTGAAGGTGGTTATCAACGGGTCCGGCTGACCACTAGGAACCGCTTCCGTTACCAAGTGGGCAGGATAACCCGGGTATCCATGGGCATAGAAATGTCCGTTAATGCCTTGCCCGCCTGCACCAAAACCTGGGGCATTGGCGACGCCAGGGACGGTTACTTTTTCCAAATCCAAGGGGATGGGCAGGGGGATAAATTCCGCCTAATTTATCGTTCCAGTGCCCAAACGGGGCTGGTGCGGGATGTGATTACTCCCCGGTCTGAGTTCAACCGGGACAAATTGGATGGCACAGGACCGAGTGGGTTAGACCTGATTTTCCTCAACGTCACCATGTACCTGATTGAATGGGGCTGGTATGGCGGCACCGGGGCACGGTTCTATGCCCATGTGGTGGACAGCAACGAATTGAATCGCATTCCCCGCAGTCGGTGGGTGTTGATGCACGAAATGCTATTGCCCGATAGCAACCCCTTCCCCACCCTGCAAACCCCGGCACTGCCCATCACTGTTGAATTGGCTAACAGCGGCTCTTTGGTGGAACCCCAATACCTGAAACGGTTCGGGGCTTCGGTGTTGGTGGATGGGGGCACAGACTCCGCTCGGAATGTACAAAATATCGACTCTAACCGGCAAATTACCCTGGGTCCCCTGTTGGGTGGGCTGAATGCCTCCACTCCCAAAACAGTGATGGTGTTGGAGTCCAAGGATTACGCCGCCAATGGTCAACTCAACGTCCAGCAAGCTTTTCCCCTGGTATTCACGGCGATCGCCAATGCCACCTCCGAAATTCTTTTCTACCTGGACCCGGTGCTGGAGGATGCGGCGGCAGTGGTGGGCCACGATAACGGCACCCTACCCCTAACCGGGGCTGGTACTCCCGGCACCCTCCCCACGGCGATCACGGTGATTGATGACGGGGAGGAAACCATTCTGGTGACAGAGGATGTGTGGGGGCAATCCTATACCGTTGACGAGGACTATCTAGGGGCGGGGCTGTTATCTAGCACCCAGGTCACCTTCAACAGCAACCAAGTGGTCACGGGAGGGAGGTTAATTGCTAGCTATTTTGTAGGCAAGAATAAACCGGCCACCATTGCCCTGGAAAACATTTTCCAACTGGTCAGGGAAAGGCTTAGCACCGAATACGATACCCCGTTTGAGTTCCCCACCACCGCCGACGATTACCAAGTTACCGCCCAGGCTGGCACCGTTCTAACCCTGAACCGTAAGCATCGCCTCCTGGTGGGCCAACGGGTCGTAATTGGGACCAATACCTATTACATCCAGTCAGTCCCGAGCGAATTCACCATCACCTTAGGGGCCACGGTGGGCGACGAGGCTGTCACCCTATCCACCACCCCAGAGAAAATTACCGCCTTCTATGACCTTGAGTTCGGTGCCACCCAAACCCAGCGGGGGGTGCCAATTTATCAAACCAAACTGGCGATCGCCGCTCGGATTGTGGAGTCTAACCGGACCCTGGCGACGGGGGCGGAGGCTAATGCAGAGTGGATCGCCGTTTATGGTGCCACCACTAGCAATAGTTTTGCACCGGTGGACCCTGCTCCCACCCTGAATTACAGCTTAAACATAGGAACTAACTAGCCATGGTCAGCGGATCTTCCATTACCAATACGACGGACACGGGACTGCCTTCGGTGACCACGGGGCTGGCCTATTCCTTTGCTGTCACCGCCCAAAGCTTTGTTAACCCGACCAATAACCCCACTGATGCCTACATTGAATTTGGCATTGACGGTTCCTTGATGGTCAATGAAGCCACCACGTCCTACGGGCACAACTATTTAGGCTTTGCCCTGCCCACTCAATTAAATGATTTGGCCCAGTGGTTACCGGCTCGGTATGTGTCTTCTGGTGGCATCTGGGCTGTGAGTTTCGGGCAACGTTTCAGCAATAGCAAACAAATTGCCGTGTTTGCCGATGGCGGGGAAAGGGCAGTGGTAGCCAAACCCCAAACCGTCGGGTCCGTTAGCACCGGCGGTAATACTTTTGGTATTACTAGTCATCCCTTCGCCACTGGCGATCCGGTGCGAATTGCCACCACTGGCACCTTCCCTGGGGGGCTGAACGGCACCACCACCTACTACGTGGCCAACGTCAATGCCAATGCCATTGCATTAGCTTTAACTGCCGGACAAGCGGCGATCGCCGACACGGTGGACATTACAACCACGGGGAGCGGCACCATCACGGTTAACCCGGTGGATGTGTGGCGAGTGGAAAGGACGGGGCTGACCGGGGTGACTAGGTTGCTGCGGAATGGCACCTCAATTTACACCTTTGGAGCCACTAGCACCGCCACCCTGCGGGGCTTCTATGCCAGTCGGGAAGCCATGGAAGCTTCTGGCCCTGTGTTTTCTGCCATTAAGGTTTTTGGAGGAATTTAAATGACTACTACTAAGCCCATTACCCAATTGGCGGAAGCCACCAGCGTCGGGGATGATGACCTACTGCTATTGATTGACCAGACCACTAACCCTGGCGTACCGACGGGGAAAAAGTTAGAGGCTGTGGTCCTTAAAGACTATATCGGGGAGAACAGCGGAGCAACTGTTACCGAAACCGCCACCGTTGACGTCACCTATAACAACGACAATACGGAGGTGGCCCTGGACGTAAAGCCGGACACCTCCACCCAACGTGTTAACGTAGCCAAGGCTGGGTCCGTAGCGGGCACCCGTAGCACTATCAACTTTATCGATGGGGCTTTGATTTCGGTCACTGCCGCCGACAACAATGGCGACGGACGGGTGGATGTGACCATTGCATCCTCTGGCATCGGGACTGTTACCAACCTGACCACCACCGGCACCTATTACGACATCGTTAAACAGATAGTCACCAACGGTAATGGGAGTCGCACCATCCAGAATCGGGCATTGAAAAGCAACAATGCGGCGATCGTCATGGCGTTGACCGGGGACAGCAATGCCATTTCGGTGGAGTTTGTGCCGGGGGAAGTGGCTATTAATGACCTGGACACCACCACGCCTTTGGAGGTGGATAGTGGGGGCACCGGGGCGGCAGATGCGGGGAGTGCTAGGGCTAACCTGGGGGCGGCATCCACGGGTGCCAACAGTGACATCACTTCATTAACGGGGCTGACCACTCCTTTGGCAGTGAACCAAGGGGGCACGGGGGCTAACACGGCTACCAATGCCTTGAATAACCTGGGGGGTGTTTTCACTGGTGCCAACGTCGGTGTGGGCGGGGTGGGAATATTCCGCCAGAAAGCTTTGAATGGGGGTAACAACCGTCTAGAGTTCCGCAACATTAATGCGGGGGCTGGCGGCTACGTCACCGTTACCCTGGACAATGGCAACAACGAAGTGGACATCAACGTTGCCCCCGACGTTATCCTCAATGCCGCTAGTCAGAATGTGGGGCTGAATGGCTATCAGATTAACGACCTGGGGGAACCCACAGCGGCCAGTGATGCGGCGACCAAAGCCTATGTGGATGCGGTGGCTCAGGGGGTTGTGTACCTAGACCCCGTGCGGGTTGCTACCACCGCCAACCTCTCCGGCACCTACGACAATGGACCCAAAACCCTAACCAATAATTCCACCCAAGTCGCCATTGCCATTGATGGCATTACCCTGTCCAACGGTGATCGGGTGCTAGTGAAAAACCAAAGCACCGCCAGTCAAAACGGGATTTATACGGTAACCACGGTGGGCAGTGGCTCCACTAACTGGGTGCTGACCCGTGCCACCGACTTTGACACCAGTGGCGAAGTGACGGCTGGCTCCATTGTCTTTGTAGAGTCCGGCACCACCAATGCCAGTGCTTCCTATGTGCAATCCACCGACGCTCCTACCCTGGACACCGACCCCATTGAATGGACGTTGGTTAGTCGGGCTGGAAGTATCAATGCGGGCACGGGGTTAAGCAAAACCGGGGATACCATTTCCTTGGCTAATACCGCAGTCAGTGCGGGGAGTTATGGCTCATCTTCAGTGGTGCCTGTCTTCACCGTGGATGCCCAAGGCAGGCTGACCGCTGTCACGAATACCAACATCCGCCCCGGCACCACATCGGAAACTGGCATTGTCCAACTGGTGGATTCTGTTGCTTCCACTTCCACCACTACGGCGGCCACCCCCAACGCAGTCAAGACCACCTACGATTTAGCGGCCGCTAAGCTCAACTCCTCGGCAGTATCCGCCTTTGCCCTGACCTATTTAGATGACACCACGGCTGGAGCAACCCTAACCACCCTGGGCTTTTCTGGCTTTATTCAAACCCTGATAAATGATGCGGATGCTGGCGAGGCACGAACCACCCTAGGGGCGGCACCCCTGGCTTCCCCCACCTTTACCGGCACTCCGGCGGGACCAACGGCGGCGGCAAATACCAACACCACCCAATTCGCTACCACCGCCTTTGTCCAAACGGCGATCGCCGGTCGATTCACCAGGGCTGTTAATGCAGTGGGTGCTTTAGACATTGATTGTTCTTTGGGGAATTACTTCACCAAGACCATTAACGGGAACAGCACATTCACCTTTTCCAACCCCCCGGCATCGGGCACCGCCTACGCCTTCACCCTGGAATTGACCCACACCAGTGGCACCGTCACCTGGCCTGCCTCAGTAAGATGGCCCACCGATACCGCTCCCACCCTTAACACCAACAAAACCCATTTGTTTATGTTCATCACCGACGATGGGGGCACCCGTTGGCGGGGTGCGGCTCTACCGGACTACACCAACTAGGAGGCACCCATGGATTTTATTAGCCAAATGTTGATGATGGGAGCCGCAGGCGATCAGTCAACGGGTTACCTGGCTGTCTCCCATATTGAACCTCCATACCTGGCGATCTACGACCGCAAGGGGGATACCTTTGCTAAACTTCCCAATCCGAGTGTTTCCCCAGTGGGTAACGGCAATGGGGTGGCGTTCTCTACCGATGGCACTTACCTAGCTGTAGCCCATGCAGCATCACCATTCGTCACCATCTACAAGCGGAGTGGGGATACCTTCACCAAGCTTTCCAATCCATCCGATTTGCCAGCGGGAACCGGCAATGGGGTGGCGTTCTCCACCGATGGCACCTATCTGGCTGTTGCCCATAGCGATTCACCTTATATCACCATCTACAAACGCAGTGGCGATACATTCACTAAACTTTCTAACCCTGCCACACTGCCAGCATTCTCCGCCGTAAGCGTGGCGTTTTCCCCTGATGGCACCTATCTGGCTGTTGGGCACGTTGTTACGCCATTTATCACCATCTACAAACGCAGTGGCGATACCTTCACCAAGCTCTCTAACCCTGCCACACTGCCCGCAGAGACGGCTTATGGGGTGGCGTTTTCCCCTGATGGCACCTATCTGGCTGTTGGACACTTTGAGTCGCCATTTATCACCATCTACAAACGCAGTGGCGATACCTTCACCAAGCTCTCTAACCCTGCCACATTGCCCACGGGGTCATTTGCTTGGGGGGTGGAATTTTCCCCTGATGGCACCTATCTGGCTGTTACCCATGATGCTTCACCCTATATCACCATCTACAAGCGGAGTGGCGATACCTTCACTAAACTTTCCAACCCCTCCGATTTGCCTATTGCCCCTGGGCTTGGAGTAAGTTTTTCCTCCGATGGCACCTATCTGGCAGCGGGAAGTTTTGGCGATTTTGCCTTAGTTTACAAGCGCAGCGGCGATACCTTCACTAAACTGGCAATTGATGAATTTCTTGAACCACCATCTTCCCTTGGAACTGACGTTGCTTTCTTTGGTTAACCACCTATGAACCTAATTAAACTCTCAACCAAGTTTTACCCCTACACGATCGCCGAATTGCAGGCGGATTTTCCTAATGTCAGTTTCCCGGCGGGGCTGGTGGGAGTTGACCTGGGGGACTACGATGCGGCGGAGGTGATTACCGATGAACCGCCACCCCATGACCCGGCAGTGGAAGTGTTGGAACCATTACCACCCAAGAAGATGAAGGGTATCTGGAGGGTGCGGTGGGAGAAGCGCAAGCTGACCAAGGCTGAGATTAGGGCACGGACTCCCGCCGATTGGCAGGGATTCGCAGATCGCCTGTTGGGGGATGAGGAATTTAATTGCTGTTTCGGCATTGTTTCCCACCAAGCTCCCGCCTTGTCCCATAGCGTGGTTGCTGCCTTCAACGGCGATCCAATTCGTCCCGGTGTCTTGGTGGAACGGTGGGAGAAATTCTGCCGCCTAGGGGAGGTTAGCTTTGTAGCCAGGGATGACTGGGGAGCCATGGCGGAGCAATTCTTCCTGCCTGACTATTGCATTGCTATGTTAAGAGGTGACCAAAATGGTTGATTTGATTTCCTTTGGGGCTGGGTTCCTATCCTTGGTGGTGGTGAAAACCGTTGCTGAACCCCTGGCAGTGCTGGTGGGACGTTGGACATTAAGCAAAATCTATAGCGGCATTGATGACCTGTTGCCGGACATTTGGGACACGTTCGACCTGGAATGGTTACCCCAGGCATATAAACAGGACGCCAACCCAAAGCAATGGCTAGAGGAGATTATCCCCGCCAAAGCCGAAGCCAAGGGGCTGGAACTACCTAACCCCATCGTCAAGGCGATCGCCGGTTATGTGGTGAAGGAATTCGACCTACAAAAACACTTGGACAAGGTGCGCCATGCCCAGCTTTGATGAGGATTACATTCCCCTAGCACTCATTGCCCTATTGGTGACGGTGTGGCTGAGTAGTCTATGGCGATCTGAGGACATAGCTGTTCTCGCCGCCGACGTAGTAAAAATTGGCATTTCGGCGATCGCCGGATACATGGCCAGGGACAAGCAAATGAGGTGATGCGATGACTACCAGAAAATACCCAGACCTGATAAACGAATTGGCGATCATCCAAGGGGAAACCTATCGGCAATTAGCTGATGGGCTGATTACGGTAGACGGGGACTGGTCACTGGGCACCCCCAGGGGGCAGATTCGGAACAACCTTTTTGAACTGGGTGGCCAACTGCTGACCTCGTTTGAGTTTGAATCCTCCACCTACGACTCCAACACTGACAAGACCACCATCAAACCGTTTTTGCAGGACGAAATCACCGCCAACCTACCGGCAACGACATGGAAGGAAGGGCGCCCCCTCACCGCCAGGAATGCCTACGTCTATGACATTGAAATTGAACTGGCTGGGGTGGTAGCTAAGCTAGCCTATGGCTTTGTCCAAGTCGTAGGCGAAGTAACCGTCAGTGACAACACTCCCCCCATTGTGGTGCCGTCCCCAACTTTTCTGACCGCAGAAAATAATCTTTCAGAATTAGACGATGTTGACGAGGCTGTTGCTAACCTTGGTTTAGATGATGTCGTGCGGGAAGCCCCTAGCGATGGCAACCAATACGCACGGCAAGACGGGGATTGGGTAGAGGTCGATGCTGTTAGTGGAGCAAATGATCACACCCAACTAACTAATATTGGCACCCTCTCCCATGCACAACTAGAAACGGCGATCGCCAACTTTGAAACCAGCACACAATTAAACGCTAGGGATACTGCTAACCGGAGCAGGGCTAACCACTCTGGTACTCAGACAGCTTCTACTATTTCTGATTTCCAGGAAGCTGTTAGCGCAAACTCTGACGTTGCCGCCAACACATCTGCTCGTCATGCTGCTGTAACTGTCACTGATTCCGACACGATTAACTTCACCCTAGCTGGACAAGATATTACGGCAGACGTTAAGGATTCAAGCATCACCTCATCCCAGCTTTCTGCGGGCGTCAATGCCAGTCTGGGCAGGGCTGACAGTGCGTTGCAATCTGCTGATATCGCCAACTTTGAAACCAGCACACAATTAAACGCTAGGGATACTGCTAACCGGAGCAGGGCTAACCACTCTGGTACTCAGACAGCTTCTACTATTTCTGATTTCCAGGAAGCTGTTAGCGCAAACT